CAAAAGAGACTATAGATAATTTATTTAAAGATATTTTTTCAAATATTTATACATATGATGATGATAAATTTTTGAGTGGAAAAATAAAAAGTCAAGATGAATTTATAAAAGAAATTAAAGAAGCATATGAAAACACTTCTAAACAAACAAAAAAATATGATATAGACTCATGGGAAAATGCTGGAACTAAATTAAATATGAATATTGATGTGTTAGCAGATAAATATGAAGGAGATGTTAGTTTTTTAAAACGAAACCCCATTGAAAAGAAAAAAGAAAGACACTCTAAAAAAACACTTGCTAAACTTGGTGATGATATTGAAAAAGCAAAAGCTTTAGAAAGAGGTGATGAAGCTAAAGAACCCGGTGATGAATCTCATGAAGTTCCTCCGCTAAATATACCAGGGTTTAATAATGCTAAAATAGAATATCAAGACCCTAAAGAAGTTATTAAAGAAATTATATCATCACTTTTAAAATTTGGTGTATTTGGAACAGAGAAAGATATATCTGAATATATTGATGATTTATTGAAAGATGATGAAAATGAATTACGTGAAGAAGTATATGAATTATTATATAAACGCGGATATTTAGAAGAATATACAGAAGATAAAGAAAAAATAAAAGAAATAATTACTGGATTGGCAGAATTTATAAAAGAAAATATATCTGATTCTAGTAGGGATTACTATTTAATCATGAAAGAAAAAATAGAAGAAGAAAATACTGATGCTAAAAAAGTATTAGAATATATTAATAATAATTTAGCACCAAAGGATGTTGAAAGACATAAATTTGGAGAGGTATTTACACCATTATCGCTTGTAGATGAAATGTTGAGTAAATTACCATCGGAAGTTTGGAGTAATCCAGATTTAAAATGGTTAGATCCAGCAAATGGTATGGGTAATTTTCCTATTAAAGCATATTTGGGCCAACATGAAGGAGAATTTAAATACCCTGGCTTATTTAGAGGTTTAGAAAAGAAAATACCAAATGAAAATAAAAGATGTAAACATATTATTGAAAAAATGATATATATGATTGATATCAATACAAAAAATAATGCTATTGCAAAACGTTTATTTAAAATGTTATGTCCTGGAGCAATACCTAATGTAGAACAAATAGATAGAAAGAATGGTTTCTTGAGTGATAAACCATTAGTATTTAATGGTAAAGAAGTTAAGGAGTTTGATATTATTTTTGGTAATCCTCCTTTTAATAAAGGCGCTGTACGTGTAGCATTTGTTACTAAACAAACAAGAAAAGCAAAAAAAGAACTAGGATTAGAAGATGAGGAAGGTGAATCTGGTTATTGGGCTAAATTTGTAGAAAAAATACTTACAAAAGGTTATTTAAATAAAGATGGATTTTTATTATTTATTCACCCTATTACATGGTTTAAACCAGATAGAGCTGGTATTCATGATTTAATATTATCAAAGCAATTAAATATTGTTAAGATATATAAAAATGATGGTTCGGCACAAAAGTTATTTGAAGGAAAAGGAAAAATAAGTATAGCATTTTATTTATTAGAAAATAAGAATTCTACTAATAAAACTAAAATTCTATATGGAGATAATAAAGATAAAGAAGATATTGTTAAATTATCAAAATCATCGATATTATTATTGAGTTATAATTCTATATATAATAAAATAATTAATAAAGTAAAATTATTTGGCAATGATGGCGACTTAAAACATAAAACAATAAAATCTTGTGATAATGATGGTAATAATAAATTAATAACAATACTTGAAGAAAAAGGAAAAATAAAATATGTAAAATCATCAACCCAACATCCAGACCAGAATAAATCAAAAATTATAGTTGGAGGCACATATACTCCAATTATATTATATGATACAGATGGTGAATATGGTTTATATACTAAAGGACAGCGCCATTACTTTATTGGAGAAAAATTAAATAAAATTAATGATTACTTTAAAACTAAATTATCAACATTATTATTAAGAAGTATAAAATTTGAACAAGATTTTATAAAACCATCATATTTTCCAGATGTAAGGACAATAACTATAGATAAAATTAATGATGAAACATTAGCAGATTATTTTGGATTTACTGAAAAAGAAAAGAAAGAAATTGATAATATGCCATATCCTATTCATCCAAAAGAAAGTGATATAATAAAGATTACATGTGCTCAATTAAAAGGTGAAAAAGAAGGTGGTAGTTCAAAACCTTTTAATAAAACCCGCAAGAATAAGAAACCTTTCTTTGGTTTATTTTGATAATTAAATAGTTAAACGATTTTCTAAGTATAAAGTATTTTAATATTATATATATAGAAATGGTTCATTGGATTTATGTCCTTGAATGTGATGATGATTACATTTATATAGGAGAAACAACAAGATTATATAGAAGATTTAGGGAACATATATATAAACATGGAGCAGTTAACACAACACGCCATATACCACAAAGATTAATTGGTTTATATAAAGTTGGAGATAATTATTCATTTTATAAATATAGAAATGAAATAAGAAATGGAGAATATAATCAATTTACAGTTGATGATTGGGGTGATGATGAAGAAACTGGTAAATTATTAATAGAAAATCATTTTACAGAAATGTATATGTATTTAAGAAAGCAAGAAGATAATGATGATTTTTCTTTTGGTGATGGAGAATGGAATAAAGTAAGAGGGGGTAAATATACAAAACAAATATGGTCAAATCCTACAGATAGTATGAATTCTGAAGATATTCTAGATAGACCAATGTGCAATTGTAGATTACCGTGTGAAGTTAAATTGAGTAATGATGGAACAAAAATATATTTTGTATGCGCCACAAAAAATATATGGAAAGATATGGATATAGATTTAGAAGTAGAAGAACCTTGTGATTTTTTTAAAGTATATAATGATGATGTATATATTGTAAAACAATATGATTTAATAAAAGAAAAATTAAAAGATACTTGGCTTAAAAATTTACCAGAATTTGAATATCAACCATGTATGTTATGTAATAAAAAAGAATATTTTCCTATATTTTGTTTTAGTAAAAAAAGAAAAATATGCCAGTCTTGTTTTAGTAATAAGTATGATGAACTAAAAAATAAATATTATTTAACATCTAATTGTATGTTTGCCGATGATGATTAATAATTTTTAAACTGTTAATTCTCTACAATTTCATTAACGGGTAACATTTTGAATAAATACTCATATTGAGCACGAATTTCTTCCTTATATTCTGTGGATGTCATATCCATTTTCATTGAATTTGTCCTCCATCTCACCAACTGAACATTGTCTTCAGTGTAACCACGAAGACTATCTATCCTATCAATCGACAACTTATTTGGATTACATCGTTCTCCTTCTGGACATTCATCTCTATGTGTGGTGGTTAACATTTGAAGGCCAGAAATGGCACATCTACCACCTTGGTTTTCAAGTAATTCCATTAAGAATTCAACTGTGATATTAAATTCTCGTGTATCATCTGGATATCTTTTGTTATGCTTCTTTACTCTATCCTTTGCTATTACAAGTTCCCCCTTCATAAAGTCTTCTATAGAACCGTTTCGTAAAGTATCTTCTCTATTAGATGTGCGGCGCTTCCTAGAACAAGAATAGCACCTACCTTTATACACTTTACAGTTCTCAATAGTATTGAATTTAGCAAAGAAATCTGATGCTGGTTTCTTTATTTTACAGTCAGTACACTCTTGTCCTTCTTTCTCAATTCTTTCAGCTCGCTTTGGCATAGATTCAATTAAGATGTTATCAGTAGAGTCGTCACCCCTTCTAATTTTCCGAAGAGCAGCTGAACGGTGCCCTTTGCGACATCCAGCACATACACATAATCCATTGCCCGCTCCGATAGCAGCATGTCCATAAGCGTTGCGGAAGTTAACATAGTCTTTATTACCACATACACATCTAATATGTAGATAACAATCTCGGCTAATCCAGTTATCATCGCTGATTTTAATGTAAGAACCATCGTCACCTCGACTATATATCCCAAGTAGCTTAGAACCATTTTTAGATGCAGTTTTAATTGCTAGATCTCGGTTGAAATCTGTTTCACCATTATTGATAGATTTCGGACGTGATTTTAATGATTCAATACGTCGTTCTTTTCCTCGAGTCTGCGCACATGGTTTACATAATGCACCACCAGGTCCTTTTTTAAGATTGTTAAAATCCTTAGTATTCTGAACACCACATCCACCACACAAATAGGTAATAGATGTTCTTGAATCTAATACACCATCTGTAGGAGATACTAAAGTTGCTTCAACATCTTTAATAATCTTAGTTAATATTTGACGAGCTTCTTCTTGATTCATTGGTGGTGGCATATTATTAATAATAATATAAAAAATTATATTAAGAATCAATTTTATCAAAAATTAATTTTTTATTTTGAAATGCGATTTTTTTAGAAAAGTAATTTAGTACGACTCAATATAATGACTCCTACTAATCAAGTTATTTCTTGTGTAAAGTGTGGAAGTATGAAAACATGCTGTAATATTATTGATACTAAATATGAAAATCGTAAATTCCATTGTAAGATTTTATGTCATAAATGTAAAACTGTTACAACTGAATATGTATTATGCCCTTCGACTCCAGATAATTCAAAGGATCACATTTCAGCATCAGTACCTATTAAAAAAGTGGTTCCAACTTTATAACAAATTAAATTATTTACTTAAGAGTAATATTAAATTTATCTTCAAACCTATTAAATCGTGTTTCTATTTTATCTTCAAATCTATTTAATCTTTTTTCAAAACGTTCTTCAGTCTCTTTTTTCAGTTCTTTTTCATTAGTATTGAAATCTTTAAAAGAATTATTTAATTTATTTTCAATACCTTTAATTTCATTATAAAGAAATCCACAGCCAGAACCAACTAAAATAATATTACTTACAATTGGAGTCATTAAAAAAAAACAACTGTTTCACTTGTAAATGGTCGAGACCCTATTTTATTAAAAATAGTTGGTATCTTATGTAAATATTTCATCCCTATTATATATAAATAATTTAATTTTAAATATCATTCGGGACTAAACTAAATACCCATCCAACACATACTTCGCACGCTCTTCTGCTTTGGATACCATTTGCTCAAGGCTCTTGCGTTCGCTTTCCATTTCGTTTAGGATTTCAAAAGAAAAAGTAAAAAGCCCGGTTGGCTAACGATTTTTTACCGAAATTCGGTAAAAAATCGTAAAATTGAATGGTTTTTTTTGTTTCTATTAAGTATATAAGAAAATGCCCACCTATACTTGTGAGAAGTGTGCCCGTGTTTTCAAACAGAAGAGTGGATATACTGACCATATGGAGAAGAAGATTGATTGTTCTAAAACTACTATTCTTAATGAAGTAATTGAGAATAAGGTTGAGAAGAAAATTAATGAAAAAGTTCGTAGCCTCACTCAATATCCAGTTCTAGACCTTTCTGGAAATGAAGATCATGATAAGCCTATTCTACAATCATTCTTTGAAGACCTCCATAATCTTTTATGGAATCGTGCAGGTCTCAATCCAGAGAAGGCACTTGACCATCTAATATTCTTCTTCGCATATCGTCTTATTGAAATTCAAGCAGACCTTCTAAATCTTCCTCAAGAATGTCGCTGGTCTTATGTTGCATCTCTTAAGAATGAGAATGATCTATTTGAAACAATCAAGAAGGGGGTTACTTCATTTCGGTTAAAGTCTAAGACAAAGCCCTTCTTCAAGCCCCATGAGATTCAAAAGGCTGATATTGTATCTGAAATTGTGAATCAGATTAATCGTATTCCTCTAAAAGCCCTACAAGAGACTGATACACTAGGAAATATCTTTGAATATATGCTTGGTCGTGGTATGAGCACAATGTCAGATGAAGGCCAGTATTTCACAAACCGCACAATCTGTAAGCTAGCATTCAAACTATCATATGAAATCAAGAAAACTCTTCGTCGTTCAGATGGAACACTTTGTACATTTGCTGATTGGTTCTGTGGAACTGGTGGATTCCCCGCTGCTTATGTGAAAGGTGTGAAGGATATTCTTGGAGACAATGTTAACTGGAAAAAGGATTCCTCATCAATCTATTGCCAAGATATGAATCTAAGTAGTGTCACCACTTCACTACTAAATCTTCTAATTCTTACTGGTTACCCATTTAGCAGTGATAATATTCGCAGTTCAAACTCCTTTACAGACTCTATTACAATGGGTGAGACAGCACCCTATAAGGCACTTACAATTGATTATTGCTTCATGAATCCTCCTTATGGTGGTGATAAGTCAAAGGGGAAAGAATATAAGTTCGCTTATGCGAAGAAAGTGAAAGGTGAAGATGGAAAGACAACTACAAAGTTTCTAGTAAATGAAGATATACAAAGTATTGGTATTCAAGACGATGATAAGGTTTCTGCTGGTGTTCAGCTTTCTATGGCAACTCTTTCGAGTGATGGAGGGATTTGCGCGATTGTACTTCCTCAAGGATTCTTCTTCGGTGCTTCTAAAAAGTGTGTGGAACTTCGCAAGAAGATTGCGGAGGAGTATAAGATTCACTATGTAGTTGATATCGCATCTGGTTCATTCTTGAATACTGGCACAAAAACATCTATGATGATCTTTCAGAAAGGAGTTGGCCCAACTCAATCTGTAAAGTTCATTGGACTTGATGAAAAGTTGCTAATTGAGGCATCCCTTGTTGATTTGCGAAGCAAGAGTTATTCACTCAACTACAAGCAGTATTTGCCACAAAGTGCTGTTGAAGTTGAGGGATTTGAGATGGTGAAATTAGATTTGCTTCTTAAAGATAAAAATTATCCTAAACATCCTACTGAATATGGTAAAGAAACTGGTAAATTTAGATTTCATACTGGCGCGGAGTCAACTAAACTTTATACAGATACACCAGATATTGATGATTTAGTTATTATTGTAAATAGGACAAATGGAAGTGGAAAATCACATATATTCTTAGATAATAAATGTTCAGTTGCTGGTCAAACAATTACATTCTCTTGTAAAGAAGAAATTACAACTAAATATGTATATTATTATCTAAAGTCAAATATTAAAGTTCTTGAAGATGGATACGTAGGAGCTAATCATAAAAATCTTACTATTCAATATGTTCATGATATCCAAATCCCTCTCCCATCTCTAGAACGTCAACAAGAAATCGTTCAAGCGATTGATATTTGGACAAATCTCGCACAGCAAGAGGAGAACACTCTTAAGATGCTCGAGCAACAGATGATGTTTGAGGTGAAGGAGATTGGGCGTGGAAAGCCTCGTGTGAAGTTGGGGGAGGTTTGCGATTTAACTAGTGGATATGCTTTTAAATCTACTGATTTCACGAGAAATATGAATGATTTACAAGTTCTAAAAATTAAAAATATTCAAGATGAAAAAATTGTATTTAATGATACAGATGATAGATACCCTTATAATGATAAACTTAAAAAGTTTATTGTAAAAGAAGGGGACTTTATGGTTGCTATGACAGGTGCTACTACTGGAAAAGTTGGTATTAGTTCTTATAAAACACATTTTCTCTTAAATCAACGTGTAGGAAAATTTACAAACTTTAAAGATGTAATACCCCAATATGTATATTATTATATTACTAATAAACAAAGTCTATTTATGGATTTAGCAGCAGGGACTGCTCGTGATAATATTTCTCCAGAACAAATTCTATCAGTTCTTATTCCACTACCATCCCTTCAAGAACAAAAAGAACTTCAACCACACTTTGATGAAATTTGCCATAAGCACGCAAAGATTGCTGAATATAAGGCGAAAGCACATGATGCTATTAAGAAGTTTATTCCTAAGTAATTAAAGAGTATTACGGCGTTATTTAAAGTTTATTTTCTATATAATAAAACAGAAGATGAATTCTCAAATTAATCAGGATGAAACTGTTTTAAATAAAATTATTAAAGAAATATCTGATAAATTTTTTGTTAATAAAAGTTTAGAAAAATTTTTAAGAAAAAATGAAGAAGAACAAAAAATAAATATTCAACATATCATACAAAAAAATGCTAATTATTTAAAAGTTAATTGATATTTAATATAGATTTATGATTTCAATATATACTAAATGTTTAAAATGTAAATC